GCCTAGAAAACGCTTTGTGCTCATCTTGAACTGTCCGTTCTCGAAGCGTCTTCTAATCCCCCAGGTGGAGTTCTCACTGATGGACCTGCTTTCATCTTGGGCAAGGGATGAGAGGATGGTGAGTAGCACTTCCCCTTTGGCATCAAGTGTATTTATTGCCTCCTTCTCAAATATGACCCCCACACCCAGCTCTTTAAGCTCTCTAACAAAGTTCAAACAGTCCAGTGTGTTCCTTGCAAATCGGCTGATGGACTTGGTAATGATCATGTCGATTTTCCCTTCTCTGCAGTCTTTTATCATCCGATTGAAGTTCTCACGCTTCTTTGTGTTGGTGGCTGAAATACCCTCATCGGCATAAATGCCAGCCATCGTATAAAGTGGGCTGTTATTGATGTATTCCGTGTAATATCTTACCTGATTCTCATAGCTTAATAGCTGTTCTTCGTTGTCTGTTGACACGCGGCAGTACGCTGCCATTCTTTGTAGTTGGGGCATCTGGTTCGTTTCTGATTCCCCTGTCGTAGTCTGCCTTGCTGGTATAACTGTAATACTTCTCGCCATCGATCGTAACCTCCTCTATCACCGTTTGCTCTGTAATGTTTTTCTTTGATGCGATTTTATCTGCTATTTTTATCCCTTTGCAGGTGGATTTTCCTTTAGTGATGTAGGTGGAGCACCACCACTCGATACGCTTGTTGTAAACCTGCTTTCTTCTTAGGGTCTTTCCGCAGTGTGGGCAAATCAGCATTCCTGACAAGGGATATCTGTTCTTGTACTTCTCTACCCCTCCTTCGCCGATTTTTCGTTTCTTCTTTCGCCTTTCCATGAGTTCCTGAACCTTCTCCCAGTCCTCAATGCTTACAATGGCTGGGTGGTTTTCTTCAATGTAGTAGGCTTGAACCTCTCCGTTGTTCCTTACGGTTCTTCCTCTCATGTTTTCAGGGGTGTAGTATTTCTGAAGAAGGCAATCCCCCTTGTACTTCTCATTCTTTAACATCCCTCTGATTGTGGTATCCTGCCACGTCTTTCCTGTTATCGTCTGAACCCCTTCTTCATTTAGCTTTGCAGCTATTTTGAAAGATCCGATTCCCTGAAGGTACATGTCAAAAATTCTCTGTACAATCTTTGCTTCCTCGGGGTTGATGATCAACTCACCATACTCATTTTTGTCATAGCCCATGAAGCGCTCGGTGTTGACCATGATCTCCCCCCGTTCAAATTTCTTCTTCATAGTCCACTTGTTGTTTTCACTCATGCTTCTGGACTCTTCCTGGGCAAAAGAAGCGAGGACAGTAAGCATCATTTCACCGTCACCCGATAAAGTATTGATATTTTGTTCTTCAAAAAAAATACCGACACCCAGTTCCTTAAGTTCTCTAGCAACTTTTATAACGGTGACGGTATTTCGCGCAAATCTTGAAACCGACTTTGTAATGATGAGATCAATCTCTCCTACTCTGGCTTTCTCAATCATAGACTTAAATGCTGGTCTATTCTCTGAGTAACCGGAGATGCCTTGGTCTGCATAAATGCCTACATATTCATAGGCAGGATTTGATGTAATGATTCGCTCATAGGTAGATGTCTGATTTTCTAAAGAGTCTTCCTGTTTCAAGCTATCTGATGAAACACGAGCGTATGCACATACTTTTAATTTCTTCTCTTTTGGCGCAATCGGCTTGATTACCGTAACTCGCATGCTGCATCCTCCTTTCTATTTGGGGTAGTCTATATATCACTCTAAAGCCCCTATAAGTCAAGCATTACAAGGGTTTCCACCCCATTTATAATCAGTCTTAGCAAACAGCTAAAAAGCAAAAAATAAAGACCAACCAAACATTGAATTTTGTTTGATTAGCCTTATTTTTATTCGTATTTCACATAGCACTTGAAGCCGGCTTTCGTCAGTTCTTTTATGAGGTTCTCTGCGTTTTCACGATTACTGAAAGCCCCAACCTGTACTCTATAGTATTTCTTAGGCTGGATATCTTCCTCGATGTCATCTCTTATACGATCTACAAGAATCAGCTCATCTTCATTTACCCATGTCATAATCCCGGCTGATTCCAGCTTTGTTTTCTTGTCCACCCGCTTACCAAGAAGGACGCATACCTTTCCTGCATGAATTACTGGCTTATTATTGAAGTCTGTCTGTGTTACCTTATGGTGAAGCTCTTTGACCCATGCTGGGATTGTAGGTCCACCGGGATAATACTTAGACGCTGATGGCTTAATAGAAACCACATCACCCACTTGAAAGCTTTGAACCTTTTCATCCGTTATTGCCAGGGCCTTCTTTACCGCTGCCCTAAAGGTATCCATGTTCTCTCCATGCTTTGGAAACCAATGGCCAACATCGGAATGGTTTGATGCAATCCCCTTTTTATTCCCTTCAGCATGGCTGATGATGTCTTTTTCCGTGAGACTGTACTCTCTGCAGAGGTAGGCACAAAGGTTTACTGCATTTTGCCACGCTTTTCTAAAGTAAGCTTCATTTTTCTTCACATCATAGCCCACCATGTTAGATCCACCAGAATAAGAAAAACCACCTGGCTCACAGATCTCAAAACTAATGTGGGTATTATTCGCATCTCCTCCTGCATGCCAACCTCGATGGTTCCAAGGCAGGTACTGCCAGATCTCATTATCATCCAGGAAGGCATGAACACAGACTTGACGGTTGATTTCTCCAGCCTTGTAGGATTTGTTCCATCTACTGAACCAATCAGCAGCCATCACACCAGGAGTAGCAGTAGAATGAACCATAATGCCTTTAGGTTTAATCTTTCTTCCAGCTGTATAACAATCATTTCTGGTCATGTACTTTGTCTTTAAGTTACCTAGTGCCATCCTTATCTCCTCCATCCTTTAACTGCTCCAAGATGTCTCTTAACTTTTCAGGGATAGGCAGTCCAAGTCTTGTTGAGTTTTCAATGATGCTGATTCCTTCATTGGATAGATAAAAGAAAATCACTGCGGTTCTGATGGCACTGCCATCTCCGATGATGTTCTGATCAATGATATGGGCCACCCCTACCAGAGAAAAAATCACCACTTTCTTAAAGATGCCCTGAGCACCTACATCGCTGGAAAGGTGTTTCTCCAAAATGGCACACATCACTCCCAGCAGATAGTCGATTACCACAAAGGCAATCAGGGCATATAAAAATCCATCGTATCCTCCAAGAAACCAACCAAGCCAACCACCAACGGCTGCAAAAGCCATCTGAAGAAAGGTCCAAATATCTTTCATGTTCTTCTCCTCACTTTCATAAAAGTTTGTATATAAAAAGACGCCCAGTTAAGAGCGTCCTAATCATTATCCTCAATCGTATTTTAGTACGGAGCGTAATACACATAGCCGCTTGCCTTGGCATAGAATCCGTCACCAGGAATATACATGGCACCGTCAAAGGTATCATACTGGCTTGTGGTGAAGCCCGGTTGTTCTACACCCTCCCAATAAAGTCCATTATTGGAGACGCAGAGCATACTCTCTTTCAGAAGTGCAAACTTTCCCCAGTCCTCCATCCAGATGATGTTCCTTGGATTTGGGATATTGTTGTTGGCCAGATCCCCTACCCAGGAAAGATTCGTCTCAGTAATCTGTGTGGCATCGTCACTCATCACGCAGAGCTTCACATAGTAGGTGTAATCGCCACCCACATTGGTGTAGTTGAACTTCATCACAAAAAGGACGTCATTCACTGAGCGAATAAACATATACCGGGTGTCGTTCACATCCTCAGGTATGGTCGTGGCCCAAAGACCGGGACTGGCTGAACTAGCTATCGCTATAGATTTATCACCACCAACCACACCGACAAAGTTTCCTTTATGGGTGGTCAGGTATTTAAATATCGGTACTGAAGTTCCGTCAGATCCAACCAAGGTCCATGCGGTTCTTTCCTCCAATGAATCGAAACTGTAATAGACCGGTGACTTGTAATACCACCAGCTGACGATACCAGAGCCTCTTGCCATATCATAAGCACCACAAGTCATGGCATTATAGGCTCCAGGACAATACCCAGCATTATGCCAGGTGATACCGTCAAAGGATGCGATGACATTAGCAAGTCCTACGATTTTTGCAATAAACACACCGTTAGCTGCATAAAGAATCTCCGGCTGGCCATAACTCCACCATGGAACGCTGACCACGGTCCACTGCTTTGTTGTCTTGTTCCAGTAGGACATGTAGGGGGTCTTTGCATAATAAACTGCGATCTGCGCGTTACCATTATCATAGACATTGATCTGCTTCTCACTTCCATATTGGGTATAGCCAAAGTTGTTATAGTACTTCTTGGTCCAGCTCAAAGTTGGGATAGTGAAGAGGACCTCACCACGTCCTCCAAAGGCTGTCCAGATGGCTAGGGTATTGTTAAAAATATGATCATAGCTCATGAAATCAACCCTCCTTTAAGCTTTCGTGACGCTGGTGATTCGACCACCACTATCCACAGTGTAGTTATATGTCGCTGTTGTTCCATCTGCATATTCAATATAAAAACTCATCATATCCACGGTTAAAGTGGAGACTTCCTTTAAGAGAAGCTCCGAGAAAATGTTGTCGAGGGTGATGCTTGTGATTCTTCCCCCGCTATCTGTGGTGTACTGATACTGTGCGTGATATTGATGGGTATCGCCCTTTTCTACGGTGTAGGTCACATCGATAGTGGATTCCGTCACCACCAGATTAGAAACAATGGTATAGGACACACCCAGGTCATTCACCTGTGTTTGAATGTCGTCCACTGAGCTTCCCACATTATTTAAAGAACTCTCTATCCGGTAGAAGGTATCTGAAATGCTGGGTCTATACCGGCCCACTTCCACTCGGATGTTGTACCGGTAGAATGGATTGTATTCCAAGGAGATGATTCTAGTCTTCACGTTGATTCCCAAGGGACTAAACACAATCTGCACATTATCTCCTACAGTAAGATTCAAGAGTTTAAAGAATGAGATGTCATAGGAGGATGCATTCTCCCTGGAATCATGGGACACCGCCACGTTAGTGACATTCTTTGAATCCATCACCGGAATATAGTCGGTACTCCCCCTATGACTTCGAATGTTGATGTTGTAACCATCGTACTCAATCTCGCCACCAAGGATGGCAATATACTGCATCAGGGCAGCCCTTCTTGATACTTCCTGGTTGATTTTCATGGTAACACTCTCTGTATAGTCAACAATTCCTGCATTAAAAGGGGTTCCTAAAAGAACCTGCACAAGTCCTGCCGCCGGATCTCCGGTGAAATCAAACTCCGTAATTTTATACATTTCATGATTCAGGACATAAGAGACGTGTTCGCAGATCACTGAACAGATGGGAAGGCTGCCCTGAAGGCTCTTTGATATCTGAACGATTTCAAAATACTGATTATCCAGCTTTGCAATCTGTTTTACCTTAAGTGCCAGTGCTGTTTTTGCCAGTACTGTGAATGAAAGGGTATATTCTCCTTCCAAGGTTTCTCTGACATTGGCACTCATGACTTTTTTAATGCTTTGAAGCAAAGTACTTCCTGCATAGATTTCAATCAAGGCTTAACCCCCTTTCTGTTTTATGACCCCGCCACCCCAAGATTTCTAACGGTGACGGTATTGTGATTCCATTGTAATTGCGCAATGACACGGGTTAAGATGTTGCCATCAATGGTAAGTGGGATGGTCACATCAAAGACCGCCCCTTCTGATCCTCCGAGACTTCCTGAAACTTGAGAGTTCAGATCTAAATCAAAATCTGTAGGAATAGCTCCCTGCATGTCTTTTTCCACTCCACTCATGGCTTCAGTGAAACCTTCTCCGATACCTTCACTCATATTAGCACCAATCCCTGCGAACACTTTAGAAGGGGAGCGGATGCCAAGAACTCCTTTGACCCCTTTGACAATGCCACTGACCATGCTATCAACTTTTCCTTTTAGCCAGCCAATCATGGATGAAATACCGTCCCACAGTCCACGAGCGATATTTTTACCCACGTCCATCATGGACGGGATAGCTCTCCCAAGTCCTGTCACAATTGCCGAGATGATTTGTGGAAGCTGACTGACAAGCTGAGGAATGGCTCTAATTAGTCCTGCTGCCAGTTGAATGGTCAGCTGAATGCCCATCTCAATAATCTTAGGCAGGTTATTTGTAATAAAGTTGATGATGCTATTGATGATCTGTGGCAAGGCATCTATTAGTTTTGGTAATGAATTCAGAATACCTTGGGCCAATCCACTGATGATCTGAAAGGCTGCATCCAGCACCAAATCCAGGTTATTGATCAGCGTCTGGGCAATGAGAATCACTGCTTCAACAATGGAGGGAACCAGCTCCGGCAACGCTTCACCAAGCCCTGTGGCAAGGGTAACAATCATCACTAGGGCTGCTTCTACAAGTGATGGAAGATTGGCAATGATCCCATCTACCAAAGTCAGCACCAATTGAAGTGCCCCTTCTGTAATCTGAGGTAAGGCTTCTATGAGTCCACCCACAATGGTCATGATGATATTCGTGGCGGCTTCAATGAGCGTTGGCAAGTTATCTAAAATCCCATTTACAAGAGCAAGGACTAAATCCGGTGCCACCTCTGCAATGGCAGCTATGAGTCCAGTCACCACATCTAAAATCTGCGGCAGGATAACTGCAATCTGATCTACTGTTTGTCTGGCCCCTTCTTTTAACTGTTCTGCCGCTCCTTCTTGACCGGTGATAAGTCCCGTTAAGCCATCGAGGACCATGGTGAAACCAGGAAGAAGCTGAGAAGTTATGTTGTTCTTGACACCGGCAAAGGATCGAGTGAGATTATCCATGGCATCGGTGTAATTCACAGCTGCATCAATAGATTCGTCACTCATCACTAGGCCAAGTTCACTGGCTTTATTCTTTAGAGCATCTGTGCTTTCTGCAGTTTGGTTTAAGAGTGCTCCAAGTTCAACAGAAGATGTCCCAAGAAGGTCATTAGCAATAGCAGCTTTTTCACCTTCATCAGCGATTCCTTGAAGTCCTTTAACAGTCATCTCAAAGACTTCTTCACGTGATTTCCCCTGAAGGTCTGCCATAGAGATTCCCAGTCTCTCAAACTTCTCTGTTGCAGAAGCACTTCCACTCACGGCATCATCCACGGTATTGTTCAGCTTCTTCATTCCATTTTCTAGAGATGAAATGCTGGCACCATTTTGTGATAAAACATAATCCCATTCCTGATAACCTTGTCTCGATAGCCCAAGGCGTTGACTAGCCTTATCCACTTCATCTCCGGCAGCGGCTGCATCATTTGCCATATCATACAGCTTCCTTCCCGCACCCACTGCTGCAGTTCCAATGGCTGCCATGGCCACTCCAATACCGGCGGCCACTCCCTTCATAACAGAACCTAGTTTTTCAAACTTTCCACCGGCATCATCTGCTACTTTAGCTGAATCTTTAATCTCATCTCCAAACTTGTCAGCTTCCTTACCGGCATCATCAAATCCATCGCTGGCTACATCGAGAGCTTTGTTGTTGTCATCCAGCTCTTTTTCCATCTTACTGAGGTCCGCATTGGCATTGTTCAGTTGTATCTGCCAGGCTTTGGTTCGCTTATCATTTTCCCCGAAGGATTCAGCGGCATTCTTAAGGGCAGATTCTAGGGTGCTAATTTTATTTTTCTGTGCATCTATCTCTTTATTCAGAACTTCATTTCTTGCAGTGATGGCCCTAACCGATTTATCCTGTTTATCAAACTGGGATGTGACCAGGTTCATCTCAGACCCCAGCACTTTGAAGCTTTGGTTGATATCCCTTAATGCGTTCTTGAACTCGCGCTCCCCTTCAATCCCCAGCTTGAATCCAAATGAATCTGACAATCGCCTCACCTCCTCCTTCAGGACATTAAAAAGACACCTATTACGGTGTCAGCGTAATCTTATTCTTTTATAGAAACTCAGGAATAATATCGTCGATGTAATATTCCTTTCTTGGTTTTGAGATGCCAACAAACTGTTTATGGCATTCCCAAAGGTCCATCAAATAGCCGATTGGCATCAGCCACACCTCGTCTTCATTTCTATTAAGATGGGCTGTCCCATAATAAATCAGTCGGGTAAAGAGTTCCTGATCACTTACCCGACCACCTCGTTTTTTGAGGGTTCACTCTCCACATTCCTCTTGGTGCCTTTCATCATGCTTGCCATAATGGCATTCTTGTAGTTAGCTAGATCAAAAGGCGTGGTGAGAAGCTCCACTTCTTCTTCCGTAATCAGATCCCTTTTATCATCCTTGTTTCTGATGTTATGAATCTGAATGGACTGATTGGCCAGAAGTGTGATGAGCCACACAACCTCCTCAAGTGCGAGTTCAAAGTTTTCTGTTTTCATCAGCTTCTCGCCCAGGTTTTCAAGCCCACCATACCGTTTAGCAATTTCCTTTGTAGCTTTGGTGGTGAGAACCATTTTAAACTCAGTACCCCCAATATCAATGGTGGTGCTTCTTTCTTCAGCAGCTTCATCAATCTTCAATTTTTCATCTGCCATGATCATTCCTCCCCTACGATACAACAACAGTAGCTACTGAGGTTGTTACGCTCTCTGCGCCACTAGAGCTTAAAACACAGTAATAGTAGTAAGTGTCTGCCAGCAGGTCTGTTGGTATATCAAAGCTTGCAGATGTTTCCCCGTTGATGATTGTACCGCCAGTAGAACTGTCGACGGTATTTTCATACCACTGATACGTCACAGGATTTGACGTGTTGGAGCTTGCCACAACAGAAAGACTTCCTGTGATACTACCAGCTGTTACTTCAGTCAGGGTAGCCGGCTCAGTTGTGATGGTTATGGTCGGCGTTACCGGTGTGAAGTCCGGTTCATAAACCGAGGTAAACCAACTGGAAATCGTAGATGGTGCTACCCCATTGTCTCCTTCAGTGACTTCTGCTTTCCAAGGATGCTTGCTTTCACTGTCCAGTTTGTTTCGTCTGAATACTGTTCCTTCTATGGTGGGACTGCTAAATGTAATGGAGTCGCCTTTTGTAGCAAGGCTTGTGGCAGGGACGCTAAAGATGACCCTGTAAAGCCAAAAATAACGATATTTTCCGTTGGCCTTCTTGGCACGAAACCCTATGGCCACAGGACTTCCGCCATCTTCACTTCTTGATACCACTACATTGTTGCTGTCGATTTTACAGCCCGTCAAATCCTGTGCTACCAAGGACCCAATATCATCAATCCCTAAACTAAGAGATCCACTTTTAAACTCCTTCACGACCTCAGATGCTCCGTCATCCGCATAAAGGATTGCTTCAATCAGCTCCACACTAAGCTCTGCTGTCATGGCTTTTGCCAGGACTTTAGGCGCTGCATAGGTTTCGATCCCATTTTGATCTTCAGTGATCTTGGCGTAATATAAACTGTAGAGTAGGAAAGAACCGCCTTACCGTCTTTCGATGGCAGGTTTGTCCAGTCCTCTCTCCGAACCGTGCTTACCCCTCTCGAAGTACACGGCTCTCCATTGTTCTTCAATTTTAGAAAACTCATCATTTTGGGTGGTGAATATTTTGGTGGCACTGATGGCAAACAACAAGCGTTTTTCTTTTCTTTGAAATCATAGCACGTTCCCAAAGCTCCTTACCTTTAAGGTCTTTCACTTTGTGAATATGATGAATTTCATAATTCCCTGCGCCCGTTTTACCGCACAACTCACATATATCCGCATTTAATCGTTTATCGAAAGTGTTTCTGTTATAACCAATTGTAACTGCCGCTTTTGTTACGGTATCAGTTGCATTTGCACCCTTGCAATTGGTGTATTTTGCGAAATACATAAGTTTCTTACCTGATTTTGTTTCATAAGGAATAGCCCACGAACCTTTTCCGTCCTTAAATTTTTCCTTAATCTTCGTAATACGGGTTTTGTGCTTTGTTGCCAGCGTTTTCAGACAACTATATTCCATTAAGTAGTTAAAGTAATTTAAGTCGCTAAAGTTACTTGCTAGGGAATAATAGTTGCATATACCACGTAGTTCGGCATTAAAAATGGTGATGATTTCCAAGTCTGTGGAGTTCCTGAGCGGAACTCTGCTAATCGGAAACATCTCATCGCATTTCTTTTGCCTAACAATGCCTTTTGAAAACAGAAATTTGCTGATTTTATCCTTTGGTATGAGCAATTCCACTTTGTTGTTAAGTGTTCTTTGTGTGGGTCGCCCTTTTCCATGGGGTTTAATCGAACTATTCCTGCGAATACTAACATCATAGCCGAGGAAACGTGCTTTTTCTGAACTGTGTGTAATAAGAGTCTTTTCATCGCTGAGTTCCATTTTCAGCGTTCCGCTGATAAACTCAGCCAGTTTTCTCTTGATTTCCATACAATCCTCACGGTTTCCCTTAACAGCGATTAGAAAATCGTCTGCATAACGAATATATTTGATTTTCTTATCGTCCTGCGGAGTATATGGGGTTTTCATCATTTCTGCTCTCACTTGTTTATATTGTTTGAGCAAGTCCTGCTTTTCTTCCCCGTCCGCACAATCAATCAGCTTTTTCAGTTTGACCCTCTGTGTGAACAAACGGTTATACTCCTTTGTCCTTACAGTTTCATTAGGCTTGTCAAATTCTGATTTCAGCGTCATCACAAACTTGTCCAGTTCGTGCAAGTAGATGTTGGCGAGCAATGGCGAAATAATTCCGCCCTGTGGTGTACCACTGTAAGTGTTGTTATACTGCCAATTTTCTACAAAGCCCGCTTTCAAAAATCTGTAAATTAACTTAATCAATCTTGCGTCTTTAATTTTCTGGTTGATAAACCCTACCAATACGGCATGGTCAATATTATCAAAACAACCTTTAATATCTCCCTCAACAAACCACTTAGCCCCTGTAAACTCCTTTTTGAGTGTTGAGAGCGCCGTGTGGCAACTTCTTTTCGGGCGAAATCCATGAGAGCAATTTAGAAATACTGGTTCATACACTGCTTCCATGACCATTCTCAATACTTCTTGGACGAGTTTGTCCGTGAAAGTTGGTATCCCGAGTGGTCGCATTTTGCCGTTTGCTTTTTTGATATAGGTTCGTCTTGCGGGCTTCGGCTTATAGGTTTCATCAGCAAGGGAAGCGATAATTTTATCTATCTTTTCCTTGCTGAACCCGTCTGCGGTGTCATTGTCAACGCCATTTGTTGCCGCTCCGCTGTTGGCATACAAATTCTTATACGCCTCAAACCAAATGTCTTGACGCAAGAGGTAGCGATAGAGCCTTGTAAAGACTTCTTCGCTGTTTTTCGATGAATTTTCCTTAATGCTTGCTAAAATTTCCATTGTTGGTTTCATTTTGAGGTTTTCCTCCCTAATCAATTTTGATTTTAGTACAGAACAACTGCGTCCCTTCGCCCTTATGACGGTGTTACCGTCCCTGACTACTACGAACGCTCCGTAACCTTGCGGAATATTCAAACCCTTAAAGGTTATAGCCTTACGGCATTTCCGTTTAGGTTATCCCCAGTTAGCATGATGTGTTGGAAATTGTGGATTCTCGGTTTTGCTTTCGTTTCGTTAAAACAGGTTCTCCTGCTCGTTGCGCAAATTATTGATAACAATAAGGGTCAGGATACTCCCCTTATTTGTCTTTACGCCATAGGTTTCAGGCACTTTCCTATGTCCAATCGGAACGGAAACTTGAAACTCACATTCGGTAAATATAACCTAAACCTTATATCCACTTTACCTCGCAGTTCAGTCGTGTTATATTGCCTTAAACAACTTACTGCTTTCCTGCCATGCTCTGTTCCCGTGTCAGCTTTCGCCTTTCGGTTAGGCAGGTGGTTTACCGCGTTATCTTACGGTGTAGTTCCCACACTACAAAACAACATCATGCCCTATCTGGGCGCACATCCAATCCGATTGTTGCCATTTAATCTTCCTCCGTTTCATATTCTTTCATTACGTCAATGGCGTAATGATGAAATTTTGTATCGTTCTCGTAACCCACATACTGCCTATCTGTTATGGTCATTCCTCCTGCTTGCAGGGCCTTTGTCAGCTCCTTTTTTCGCTTGTTGTAATTCTTCTTCGTGAAAAGGGACAATCTGGCTTCTGACACGATCATATAGCCCTCATTATCTGCAAAGAGATCAAGCCTGTCTGACATGGGTGTGATGACCAAGTATTCCTCTGGCGGTGTATCTGAAAACACACCGGTTTCCACTGGAATGTTGAGGGGCGCTAGTATCTGGTTTAAATCTGCAAGTAAACTCATAGTTTTTCAATCTCCTTATCCAGCGCACTTTTCATTGCTTCCATACAATCCTTTTTAGATGCTCTTTTTGAGGGCTTGAGCCATGGCTTTGGCGGTTGACCGGACTTACCATACTCGATAACCGCAGCCTTTAGTGCATTGGATACACCTTTACTATCTTTCGTTGTCGGAATACCCACACGAAGCGTCCAATCCCCTTTATAGTTCTGCACCGGCTTTGAGGTCTCAAGAGAGGTTAGTAGCTCACCCGTTGACTGGGATGGTTCCTTTGTTCCCTGACCAATGCGAAGGGCTAGATTGCTTTTCGCCTTCTTGATGGCTGGCTCTGCACCTTCTTGAAGGACCCTCGGTACAATATCATCGAACTTGTTATTTAGCTTTGAGAGCTTATTGATAAAATCCTCTGGCATCTTGAAAGTTGCTTTCGCCATGTTCATCACCCCTTTGACCCTGTCACTTTTTCCGCCAACACCTCAACATACATGCCTTTTTCTCTGATATCTTCCACGCTCAGAACATTGTACCTTTCACCTTTACACACCAATACATGAGTCGTGCTGATATCAATAGCAGGTGGCTTGCGAAACCTAAAAAGGGCAGTGGCTGTTGTAAAGCTTGCCCTGTTTTTCCATGCTTCATTACCATGCCTGTTTTCTTTATAGGCTCTGGTCTTTAGTAAAAGGACTTCTTCTTTTGTCACGAAGCCTTCTTCGTCTTTTACCGAGTTGGTGCGATAGATTTCAACAAAGGTCTGCATCATTCCAAAACTCATATGACCACATCCCTATTCATGCGAAGGAGCATGTTCACCACACGCCAAACCTGCTCACTGGCATCCACCTTATCCTGAAAAAAGCCGCCTGTGCTACCATCCCGGCTTTCGTAAAAGTGGGATGATAGCATGATGACAGCCTGTTCTGTAGTTGGATCTATGGGATTTGTTTCATAGAATCCCGATACTTTTTTCTGATAGCCTTCTGCATAAGAGGTAGCAGCGGTGATGTAGCTTGCGATGAGCTCATCGTCCTCATTATGATCAAGAATCAGATTCTTTTTTACCTTCTCTAGTAAAGCTGACATCACCAACTACCCCCCTTCCTTATTCTGATGCCATAAGCCCAGAAGCTTTAAGCTTTGCAAGAAGTGCATTAAAATCAGCCACCAATGCCGGTACATCTGCTGCGGTGCTATCTGTCTGAAGGGCAGAGGGTTTAACCTCCACCCCATCAAATGTAAGCTTACCTTCAGCGGTGACTAAAAGTTCGCCACCAATAACCGTTTTTTCTCCACCCTGCTCGGTATAGTTCTTAACATTACTCATAGAGCATCACCTACGCTTTCTGCTGAAGAACCTTGATGGCTTCAGCAAGAATCAGTTTCCCATCCACTCTCTGGCTTGCCTTAAAACCTACTTGACCGGTGGCTGCAAAGAGCTCATTAAGTCTCTGGAAGGAGCGACCTTGTCTATCGGCTACCCAGTAGTATCCAAAGTCACCAAAGGCGATGGACTTGGCTCCCGCTGCAATAGTTGGTACATAGGCAGAAGTCTTTACAGGTCGATTCAAGATGGTGTCAGGCTGACCGGCAGAGATGGAAGGCTGCCACAAATACTGACCATTCCCGTCCTTCAGTTTTCGAATGGCTTTTACTGTCGCATCGTTCATGACGAAGATGGCATTCTTTCGATAAGGTGACTTCAAGCTGTAGAAAAGATCCATAATCTCATCAACGGTGATGGCTGTAGCAGAAGCTGCAGTCACACCAAGCTCCGCTCCACCAGTGGCATTGAAAATACCTGTAGGCTTGCCGGAACCATCACCAACAAAGAAGGCTTCTTCTTCCTTGGCACCGATTCGTCTTGCAAATTCCCTTGCAATGTAGCCTTCAAGGTTAAAGACGCTGTCATTAAGAAGCTCCTCAGATACCTTGATCATGGTTGCAAGCTTATAGGCACCAATGGACACTTGAGTGAAGGCGTCATCAGATTCAGGAATCGGACCTTCCTCATCCACCCAGGACGCAGTTCCTTTAGATGCCACCACTGGAATCTTTCTATCCCCGGATGAAGTGGTGATTACCTTGGCAATGCTTCTGAAGATATTTTCTTCCTGAAGTGACTCAATCAAGGTTCTTTCAAACTCGTCAGGCACCAGATAGCCGCCCTCTGAATCCGTACCAATCTGAAGGGCATTCTGCACATCATAACTATTCTTGTTTCTCATGGTTTTCCAGAATGCTTGTCGATACTCATTGGAGGCTCTACCCTTTTTCTCTTCTCCGCCCATGGCGCTTCCTGGCTTATTGGTAATAGGAGATGACGTTGGACGGGCAAGCTCCTCATCAATGGAAGCTCTGCGCTCCAGTCTTTCGATTTCTTTTCCTAAATTGACTACTTCCGCTTCCATTTTGTCGTATGTGGCAGTGTCTTCAGCAGAAAGCATACCGTCAGTTCCTCTTTTGCTATCCAGGAAAGCTTTCGCATCTTCCCAGGCTTTTGCTCTCTTTTCTCTCAGTTCAAGAATTTTGTTCATATCATTTTCCTCCTCAAATTAGTGAGCGATTAGGCTCAGTCTTTTTTCCAACTGCTCAATAGGTGTTCTGTTCTCTGGTTTGGGTGGGATAAGCTTGGTTAGTAGTGAATTGGCTACTGCGGCTCTAGAAAACATCACAGCTTCCAGGGGTTCACCCTCCACTTTCTCCTCCTCACCAGAAAATAGAATTGTATCTGCAAATCCCAGCTCCACTGCTTTTCTTGCATTGAACCAGGACTCTGCATCCATCAAGTGGGATATCTTTGTTCTCGTAAGACCTGTCTTGATTTCATAAGCATTCATAATGCTTTCCTTAACCTCCGAGAGCATCTCACTGGCCTTTTGCATTTCCTTTGAATCCCCGATGGCTACCGTCATGGGATTGTGGATCATCATCATGGCCACAGGTGACATCTGTACTTCCGTTCCCGCCATTGCAATAACAGAAGCAGCTGATGCAGCCAGACCATCGATTTTCACCGTCACATTTCCCTGATAGTCCATCAACATGTTGTAAATTTGTGCGGCTACAAAAACATCTCCGCCCGGAGAATTGATCCAAACGGTGATATCTCCCTGGGCCGACTCAAGTTCTTCCTTGAATAGCTTTGGAGTCACTTCGTCCCCATACCAGGTTTCATCTGAAATTTCTCCATTTAAAAAGAGGGTTCTTTCACCCTCATTCTTGACCCAGTTCCAAAATTTGCGCTTCATCTGCTTTCCTCACTTCCCTTCTTATTTGCTGCCTCACTCTGGCCTTGGCCGCCAAACAAACCGGCATCCTTGAGCTTTGTCATGTTGCCATTGATTAGATATAGGTTTCCTCCTTCCTCATCTGGGATTGGATTCATATCCTCCATCTCTCTTATGTCATTGGCCGAAAGCCATCCATTCTGCCTTGCAACGGAATAACCATTCATACGACTTTGGTAATCACCCCGTAGAAGTCCGTCCACATTGAGTCTAATAAAAAACTCCTGCTTCTCTTTTGGAAGTAGGAGTGAACGCTGCATGGCTTGTTCCCATCTTATGACCCAAGGATCCAAGGTATATTTTACGAACTCTAAGGATTGCTGCTCAATATTTGAGAAGCTGGATTTCTCAAGATCCCCCACCATATGAGGCGGAATCCGATAGAGCCTTGCTATTTCATTGATCTGAAATTTTCTGGTTTCAAGAAACTGTGCTTCTTCCGGTGGAATACCAATTTGCTGATACTTCATCCCTTCTTCAAGGACAGCAATCTTATGGGCATTGGCTGTTCCTCGGTACACTTCATTCCAAGAATCTCTAACCTTTTTTGGATCCTTAAGCACTCCTGGATGTTCAAGCACACCTCCGGGATTAGCTCCATTGGCAAAGAAGCTGGCTCCATATTCTTCAGTGGCTATGGTCATACCCACAGCATTCTTCGCCATGGCGATTGGAGAGTATCCCACCAAACCATCAAAGCCCAATCCTGGAATGTGAAGAACATCCTGTTTTCTTAACACCACTGAACCATAGTCTTTAAAGTTTGGATTCTCATCAGATGTTGTGGTGTAGATGTAGTAGATTTCTCCGTTCTTGTCTCTGCTAACTGTCATCTTGTTTGGTAAAAGTGGATACAAAGCAACCACTCGACCAGCGCCATCACGGATAATCTGTGCATAGGCATTCCCCCAAATAAGCAAATGGCTCATCAGTGTCTCTCGAAATACAAAGGAGCTCATCTCTGTATTGGGTTCGTTATGAAGGATATGGTAAAGGTGATGGTTATACACCCGCTCCTTGCCATTTTCCTTATACCTGTACACATGTAGTGGGAGAGAGGCTACCGCTTCTGCCAGAATACGCACACAGGAATATACCGCTGTAGTTTGCATGGCAGTGAATTCATTGACGGTCTTTCCGCTTGTCGTTGGCCCAAACAAATAAGTGTAATTTGAACCAGAGTAGTAATCTTTAGGCTTATCACGAGCCTTTATTAACTTTGTGATAATTGGTATATTCATATTTTCACTCCTAAACACACATTATTATGAAGGTTCAATTTTGTGTTGACAATGATATTTTTTCATGATATTCTAAACATACAATAATATGTATGTTCAATTAAAAGGAGGTTTACCATGAATGTAAATCACATTAAATCACGGATCATGAATGACTTTTCTGCTACATACAAAAATGCTTCACCTTTTGTAAACTCTGGTGCGCTTTGGGATTTTTGTATGGACACTATCACTGATCCAGTCCTTCTATCCAACATTATCTTTGCTAATGATTTAGGCATTCCACCAGTAAAATCTTTGCTTCTTATTTGGGAAAGAAAGAACTCACCAAGACCTGACTATAAATTTACCGGTCAGGAAAGCCAATGGTTAGGATCCTTGATGGGGTATTTGTTCAAGTTCGTTCTTGGGTATCAGAATCAGAAAGAACGATGTGCTGTTAATTCTTATGGCGTTGGCACTGCAACTCGCTTTCTTGATTGCCCTACTGTAATTGAAATTGAGCAGTAATTAAAAGACGATGATTCCACGTTCATCATAAACGCTGGAGTCATCGTCTTTATTTCTAATACAACGATCAAGAGCCATGATGGTAGCAACTATACCATCGATTTTCTCTACTGACTTTTCCTTATCCGGTTTGATGTTTCCTGCCGGATCTTGACGCATGACTACATTTTGCGCCATCCATTTAAGGACTGGGTGACCACCATGATTGATATTCCCCTCCATAAGAAGTTTATATAACTCCTTGCTTGGTGGGGACATGTCCTTATATCCCTGTCCAAAGGGTACAACTGTAAATCCCATACCCTCTAAGTTCTGGACCATTTGAGTGGCATTCCACCGGTCAAAGGCAATTTCTTTAATGTGATACTTCTCTCCAAGCTCCTCAATAAACTTTTCAATAAAGCCATAATGAATCACGTTCCCTTCAGTGGTTTGGATATAGCCCTGTAGCTCCCAAACATCGTAGAGCACGTGGTCTCTTCTGCATCTTAACGCCAAAGTATCCTCCGGTAACCAGAAGAATGGTAAGACGATGTGCTTCTCATCCTCACCCCTTGGTGGAAACACAAGAACAAAGGCTGTGATATCCGATGTACTGGAAAGGTCAAGACCTCCATAACATTCACGACCTTGCAGTGACTCCATATCAATGGGTAGATTTCCTCGATCATAAATGTGATCGGGTATCCAGCACACTGTCGCTGAAGTCCAGATATTGAGTCTTAGCTGTTTAAACACATTCTCTTCGGCAGGGTTTTCAAGAGCATTCTTGTAAGCTTCTCTCACCCGATCTATGGAAATGGTATGTCCCAGCGAAGGATTCGCTTTATACCAGTTGGATTCATCATTCCAATCATCTGCTTCTGTCAGTCCATACACCACCGGGTAGAAGGTATGGTCTTTCTTTCGACCGGCCTTTATATCCAGAGCTTTACTGTGGAGTTCATAGCAAATGCTATTTTTATCGGTTCCTGCAGTGGTGATGATAAAAAACAAGGGTTGCTCTCTGGCATCCCCGGAACCTTTTGTCAAAACATCATACAGTTTTCTGTTCGGCTGTGCATGAATCTCATCAAACACAAGGCCCGATACATTAAGTCCATGCTTGGTTCCCGTCTCAGCGGATAATACCTGATAGAAGCCTGCATTAGAATAATTGACGATTCGTTTGGTGGCAGCTGTAATCTTCGACCGCTTTAGTAAAGCCGGTGTCATTTGTACCATTTGCTTTGCCACATCGAATACTATGGATGCCTGTGATCTATCGCAAGCTGCACCATAAACCTCTGCACTGGGTTCGTTGTCCGCATAAAGAAGAAAGAGCGCAATTGCGGCGGCTAGTTCAGACTTCCCCTGTTTCTTGGGTATCTCAACATAGGCTGTCAGGAACTGGCGCTTTCCGTTTTCTCCAACGATACCAAATAGATCTCGGATGATCTGTTCTTGCCAAGGTAGCAGAAGAAACTTCTTCCCTGCCCATTTTCCCTTGGTGTGTCTTAGGTTTTCAATAAAGGCAACTGCCCTATCTGCTTTCGCTTTATCATAATGGGAAGTTTCAAGCATAAAGGGGGATGGTGTGTATTTATAGGCCATTACACACCACCTCCCAGAATCTTCTCCATTTCATCTGCCGGGTCCACAGTACCTTCACCAGCCACAATTCTGCTTCTTGCAGAGGGCGTCAGTCCAAACTGCTCACAGAACTTGAGCATGATTTTTAGATTGGTTTGGGCAATGGAAACCTGCGGCACCTGTTGTAAATAACCATTAGGGGTTCTGATCATGGTTCCATGCTGGGTGATAAACTCCTCTGCTTCCTTCCATCTGGCGTATGCCTGACAGTAGCCCGCAAAAGCCGCCATGTCCATTTCTGTCAGAATCCCCATCTGCTCAAGTAGCTTCCCCATTCGTCTCCATTCTTTCTTTGCTTCCTGCTCTAACCATGAAGGACATCTGGGAGCTTTCTTTGGCGGTTTTGGTTCTTTATCGTTAAGTGCCCGTTTCCCAGGGTTTCCTTCTAGTTCTTTCAGTGCTGTCGGTTTGGGTTTTCTTCCTCTCTGTGCCATAAGTCCCACCTCCTCTCATTGGCTAACAGCAAGAAAAAAGACCTCCGAAGAAGTCTTTCACTTGGCTTAAATCTGTGTTTTAACCTTCTAGTTTTCTGCAGCTGTCCTCACCATATACCACACTAAGGCTACTGCCATTGTCCCAGGAAACCATGATGCTTCCGATATCATCTACACCAATTACCGTTCCCTGGGTTCCCGTTGGTGGTGCTTGTATATCTTCCATTTGAATCAGTTCTACCCTTGTTCCGGGTGGGTACTCTTCTCTTAGTTTCTCTAGGATTTCTTTTCTAATAAACATCTTCATCCCCCTCTACCGAAGAATCCTCCAGTGCTATTTCTAAGATGGTCTTATCAAAGCCAAATCTCTCGTAGGCATCTTGAAGGGTTTTGTAGTAATGGTAGCTGGGCTGTCCTAGTTTCCTGTCTTGATCCATCATGTAGAACATTCCTTGAACCTTTTCACCATCAAGGTCTAACTCCATCCACTCCTTGTAGTAGAAGGTTGGAAAGCCTTCATAACGATCAAGGTTATGTTCGTCTGTCGGTTCAATTTCCCAAAGCACCACCGGCACCTTTTGCCCTTCTTCTTTTTCAATGGTGGCATAAGCACCTGTCTTTGAGCCTTTGAAGATAAGCCTGTGATCTTCAATTACTGATACACCTCTTAGCTTTGCCCTAGGGCATCTGAAAGCCATTTGACTTTCATCCATGTTGCTCCCGTAGGCAATGTACAGTTTAGTTTTCATTTCTTTCCATCCTTTCCTAAAGGGCCATTCTTCCCCGCCAGCTTGGCCTGTGTGGGCTTTTCAGCCGATTCGGGAACCCTCCTACCACCTTAAGGGCGGTTCTCCCGCCCCGGTGAGCCTGTGGCTATTCATTTCATCCAGCTTGTCTCCATGCTGAGTTTCCATCAAGATACTTTAGAAAATGGAGCCTGCAGGTTTTAAACTCGTCCCCGATAAGCCCCAGCCTTAGCATCCAACATCTGAAGGCGTACTTCTCGTTGTCCGTCACCGTTTTTCTAGCTGATGCTTTCTTTTGACTTAAGGCTTGGTGGCTCACTGCCAGGCAAAACTGAATGTATGCTTTTACCTCTCCGGCATGGGTGGTGGCGTTGAAAAGTCTAAATTCTACAGTGCCTTTGGTAAAAGTGGCGTGTAGGTTGAGTCCATAATATCGGGTGGCATTGTAATGCCTGTCTCTTCCGTAGGGATCCTCTGCATACCAAATGTCTGAAAGCTCTCTCATGGTCTTTGGCTTTTTCTTATTGATGGTTTCCAAAAGCTTCTCGTTGGTTTTCTTGCAATACCTAATTCTTCCTCGATCTATCTTAAGCGCCTTGTAAAGGATATCTTCCTTGCTGGCGATGATGTTGACAATGTTTCTTAAGGTTTGCGGTGTGAAGCGTTCTGCTCCAACATGTACATGTATTCCGCAGGAGTTATTTACAATTGCTCCCTTGTGTCTAAGCTGCCTAACCAGTTCCTGCAAATCCTCCATGTCCTCGTAGGTGAGGATGGGGCTGACCACTTCCGTTTTGTATTCATCTCCGGCTGAAACTCTGGTTCGTCCTTTTTTCTTTTGAGGAACAATGCTTGAGTCGTACATGGCTTTCCAGGTTCTCCCCTTGTTGTCCATGACCTCGTAGGTTCTGTAGCCACCTCCCGCATAGATGTTTCTGGTTCCAAAGTAGTCTGCAATGACCTGCCCTGCCTGCTCTCTTGTAATCCCTGTAACTTCGATTTCGATCCCGAAGGTTTGCGTTTTCATCTGCTCTCATCCTTTCTCTTACCTGTGTTTTAAGCTTTTTGGTAGTACTATATATCACTCTAAACACAGGTAATAGCAAGTTAAATGTGCATATAAAACGCATATTTATTTCATTCTTCTAGTGCTGTATACCGGCACCAGGAGTAGCCCTCGCTATTAATGAGGACACGCTCACCGGTCGCAGTGTTGATAACCCGGATGCATCTGATTTCTCCGTTTTCATTGGATCCGCCATCGGACTTATTAATCCAAGGTTGCTCATTGAAGAAATCTTCTGCAAAGGCTTTGAAGTCATCACCATCCAAGGAGACTACTTTGATCACTTCATATAGGCTGCCTCGCTGTCCAGCTTGTTTGGCATGGGCTGTAGCTTCTTTAAGTTCTTTCAGGTCATTGAGCTTTCTGCCGAATAATGCCCTTGGTCTATTCGTCATGGCTTTCACCCGCTTTTCTTTCACGCAATCTCGCCTTGTGCTTCTCGGCGTCAGCAGGGGTACGAAAGGCGGTGTGTCCTTTTAAGCCTTCAAGCAGGGCCTTTCTTGAGTCCTTTGCTCCTTTGCCTCCTAGGCCAAGTCTGACCAGCCATACCCGAAGGTAGTATTTTTCATTTTCAGGTTCGCTGGCTTTTGGGCTTATTCGCTTTGCCTCTCTTGCATGGGCCACCATCATGGCAGCCAGTTCAACGTAGGCCCTGTTCTTCTCCGGCTTTTCTGAACCTGGGAAGGTGAAGGTTACCTTGTCCTCTTCAAAGCTGAGTC